GCTAGGAAAACTAAAGGTGATATGGCATTTCTCGAAAGTCCTGATGTATTCAGGATTTCTTACAGAAAAGGATCTGATGTACATCCATTCTTAAATAAATTCAAAATATGTGCTTTAGAGTCTGTAGGAGTTAACTATACTGGTTCTGGTCAGTATTCAACATATGGTGATCAAATGGGTACTCCTGTTCATATGAAATTAAACCTATCATTTAAAGAACTGGAGCCAATATATAGAGAAGATTATGAAGAATCCTACATCGATTTCTAATGTCAGTAGCTTACTTTAACCTATTACCTAACTTCAAATACCTCAATCCACTAAAAGAAGGTGGAAAGAGGAATCAATATGTTGAAGTTAAAAATATATTCAAAAGAATACGACTGAAAAGTGAGATATTTCAGTTTGCTATGAATTTTAATGAGTATGTGATAGAAGATGGAGAAAGACCTGATACAGTAGCAGAAGTATTATACAGAAGTCCAAGATATGACTGGGTAGTTTTATTATCTGCTAATATTATTAATGTAGAAGATCAATGGCCAATATCCGAGGGTCTTCTATGGGATATTGCTGATGAAAAATATGGAGAAAATTTAAATGCAGTTCATCACTATGAAACTAAAGAAGTTAAAAATAGTGATGGTAAGTTAATATTACCTGGTAAATTAGTAGTAGATTCGGATTTCACTATACCAGACCCAGATAATTTTGGACTAACACTTAATCCAACTGTTGCTGTAAGTAATTGGTTAGTAGAAACAAGAAAGAACAATGAAAAACGAGCGATCAAGGTAATCAAAAAAGAATACCTATCAACACTCGTAAATGATACTAAAAAGATTATGCAATATCAGAAATCTTCCCAGTATAATACTAAAACTGGTAAGATGGCATCAAGTAATATTGCTTAAAGTAGTGCTTCTAATTGAGTAACTGTAGTCGCTGAAGTAATACTAGAATAAGGAACAGCAGGATTAGACTTGAGGGAAGCACTTTCTCCCTTCATGTCTGCTATTGCTTGAATATCTGTATTTTCCTTCTTAAGATCTAAATATCTTCTCTCTAATTCATCTTGGCATAAAGTCTTAGCAGATGCAATATCTACTTCGACTGCTTTTGAACTATGGTTATATTTCCAAGCATTTCGCCATGATTTTGAAGGCAAAGCACTATTATCTACCAGCGAATACTCACTAGCACTGATATCCTTAGCAATAATGTCCTCATCAGACAGAACGCATTGTTCTGATGGAATGACTACACGACAAAATCCATCAGATCCATTGTAGACAATGACCTTATCTCTTGCCATGATTAGTCAGATAGAGAAGATACTACAATACTTGTTGCATCTGGAAAATTTTGAAGGGTTCTAGTTCTTGCCTTCGTATCATCTTCCGCATACATTTCTACTTTCTTGGTATCAGATCCCAAATTAAAGGTTACTGCATACCTATTTGCTGAATAAGCCATTTAATTAATTTTATGAAAAACAAAAAAGGAGAGGATGAACCTCTCCTTTATTTATATGTTACTCTTCAGCTAAACGCTGGAAGTACGAAAGAGTCTCATCTCCTTCACTAGATTCACCCGATCCTGCAGATACATTTGCAAATGCTTTCTCTGGTGTTACTTCTTCATTCGCAGCATCTTCATCAAATGCTTGACTTACACTTGTCTTCCTATTACCAAGAACATAATCAAACCTCTTTTTGAGATCCTCATATGACTTGAACTGGGAAGCATCGGTAATCTCAGCAAGTGAGTATTCCTTCTTCCAAAGATCTTCTAATGCTTTATCATCATCAAGAAGAGGAGAAACAGCAGCAAACTCAGAACTATCATAGTTCCAATATCCTGCAACTTTCTTTATCTTAACTTTGAAGTTAGCACCTTGCCAGAAGTCAAATGGGTTAATTGGACTCTCATCCTCAAACTCAGGTTGCATTGCTGCCATGATCTTATCAAAGATCTTCTTACCAAACTTATAAAGGAATACTTTTCCTTCATTGTCTGGATTGGCAGGATCCTTTACGACATAGATGTTGGTGTAATATGATAACTTACGCTTTTGATTACGAGCAATCTGCTTGTTAGCGTCAGAACCAGAATTCCACAATTCAGTGTTGTACTCTGAAACAGGATCTTTACCACCAACAGTAGTTAAAGAATTTTCAATGTACCATCCACCTGGTCCTTGGAAAGCATGTGAATAAAGCTTTGCCCAAGGAAGATCTTCCTTATCTGGTGCGGGAAGAAAACGAATTACTGCGTAACCGTTACCTGCTTTATCTACTTCAGGTTTCCAGAGACGCTCATCGGCTCCGTTACCTGTTTTATTAGTCTTCTCTACTTCTTTAACCAACTTTGCGGTTAGAGATCCAAGAGAGGACTGTTTTTTTAATGATGCAAAAGACATAGATTTGGCCTTGTGTTTAGATTTGGCTTTTGTACTGGTCTATTATAGGGCGACAGTGCTCCCATGTCAAGCAAAATTCTTGCGAAGATTTTGTAAAGTTTTCTGCATATTCTCAAACAAAACATCAGGTGATGAATCCTTAGGGAATCCTATCAACTGAGCAGATTGATGGATCTGTTCCATCATATCTTTAGCACGAGGATCATCAGAAAGCTTCAATCTCATATAGAAATTTCTTTGTTTTTCTAAAAGGACTTCTAATTCATCAACATGCCTCATTTTCTCTTCATGAGATAATGTTTGAAATGCAAAGACTTTGGAATAAATCCTTTCTTGCATTTTATTGATCTCGTTTATGGATTCCCGAACTTGTTCAGATTCAAAGAAATCAGACATAATTCCTCCTAGATACTAGTATTTATAAGGGAAGCTTGGCACGAGTGGTCTTTTTCATGAAATTTAAATTGATAGCATCTGCCTTTAATTTTTCCTTTAAAGGTTTAGAAATCAACTTCGTAACAGAGTCAACTTCAATACTATTTTTATCACAAAATAGAACAATGGCATCGATGTAATTCACTTTTTCTTCCATTACAATTTTCTCCACTTCAAGAGAAAATTTGGCAGCATTCATGAATTTTTTATCTAATGCTTTGGTTAATTCATTTTCCATTTAAGTCTATTTGAAAGTCCAAAAAGTTTCTAATGTAATGTACTAGTAATTTCATATATTTTTTCTTATTACGCTCTGTGTAAACTTTACATGTCCCATCTTCACATGCCATTATTATAACAAGTTTCTTAGCAATTGTGCCAGTCAACTCAAAATACATAGCGGCATATGCCATTGCTTGTACAAAGTAACCATCAATCCATTTTCTTGGTTTAGGTGCTTTAGAAGTCTTAAAGTCAATAACTGCTAATTCTCCTTCATATTCACCAATACAGTCTACCGTACCAGCAACACCTAATTCCTTACTATAAAGAGCACCTTCTAATGCATGAATGTTATCAATCTTGTTAAGTTCTGGTTTAGCAATTTTAAAAAGAAAATCTGATAATGGTTGAACTTCAGGAAGTTCTTCATTTTTCAAATAATGCTCTGTAAGAGTATGCATATCAGTACCACGAGAGGTTGCTTTCGTAGTAATCTCATTAGCTTTTTCTTCACCAATTTTCTTCCTCCAAGCAGCAAACTTTGCTCTATTATAGAACGAAGTCACTGAAGTGATAGAAACCAATTTTAATAGTTCTTCTTCATCAGGAACCTGATAAAAGCGAACACCATCTATAGTTTCTCTCTCTAAAGGAGAAAGTTTCACATCAACATGATTAAACATTACATACCAAGTGCTAATTTAGTCTTCAAATACTCCTTACATAAACCAGAACGAACGATGTCATTAACATCAAATTCGATCATAGAAAAGGATTCCATCTGTTCGAGAATTTTCATGAAATCAAGGATTCCATTTTTTTCATTCTGCTTAATCAGATCAGTTTGATTGGCATCACCACAGAAATGAATTCTGCAATTTTCACCAACTCTTGTTATTATACTATCTAATTCGTGAAAATTCAAGTTTTGGCACTCATCGATGATTATAATAGCATCATCAAAGGTAGTTCCTCTAAGGAATGAAGTAGACCAGAAAGAAATAGTCTCTTGTTGCTTAAGATTTCCATACAGCATTTCAAAATCTGTATCTGTAGGCATCTCAAACATATACTTCACCATATTCTTGTAAGGAATCTGATAAAGGAAAGACTTGTCTTCATGATCACCAGGAAGAAATCCTATTTCCCTAGTAGCAACAAGACTACGAACAATATAAACTTTGGTATATGGTGTAATTTCGCTTAGAACATCCTTAATTGCATTGTAAAGAACAATAAAGGTTTTACCAGTTCCTGCTGCACCATATGTAAAAATATTCTTACCTCTAGCATAATCATTAAAGAGTCTTTCCTGATTAGGAGTTAGAGGTTTAATATCTACCAAAAAATCATTATTGATAGGTTTTTTTCTTCTCATCTGTTTTGCAGTCAAACCAGCACCGACTGCATCTCCTGTTTTTTTCTTACGAGTTCTTTTTACTGGCATATCAATCGAGTGTTAGTTTTTGGCGATTTTGACCTGTTTTTTGAGCTCTTCTTAAGATATCATTCCAACCAGGTTTATTCTTCCTGAGTTTATCTTTCCACTCACCAACTTCTCCTACACCAGGCATTGTTGATGGGTCAGAATAATCTCTTTGCCAATCTGGATTATCTTCCGTCCATTTAGTCCAGTCATGAACACTCATCACAACTTCTTTTTGTTCGCCAGTCTCTTTGTTAACAACAGGATAGGTAGCCATAAAAGTTTATAAGGGTAGTTATTTAGAGTTTGACAAGATTGTCATCATCAACATGAATCAAATTCTCATAAGTTACTAGATCAAATGCAATACTGATTCTAGGAGTATCTGATTCGTGAACAGTTGTATAATGCGACAAATAATTAGGGAACAATGTAAGTTCTCCAGGTTTATTCTCTACAAGATAATCTTCATGATTATATGGATGCATATAAGCAGTTGAAGTGTTATCAGCAGTTACACAAAAGTGTCCACCAAGATATGTATGTGGATGAGTTGCATGTGCATGCTTTTTGATCTGTTGACCTTTACGCATTACATTTGCCCAACATCTTACTTTTAATGGTGGTGGTTCAGAACCAATTACCTGTGCAAAATATTCATCATGAAAAACACGAATTTCTTGATGTAATTCTACTATTGGAATTTCCTGCCATTTTAGCACATTAAAATGTTTAAATCTAGCAGTTAAACTGTCTGCACCTAATCCAGTATCTCCATCATCATCTCCAGAATAATTTTCTATAATTTCTTTCTCTTTTTCTAAGATAATCTTAGCAAGATCTTCTGTATTGATATTTGTTGATTTTATTGCAATACTATAATCCCAAACTGGTGCAAAAACAGTTTCAGGAGGTTCACTAACAAATCGAATTCCTTTCGTCATGACCAACCTAATGCTTCAGAAACGATAGGAAATTCTTGAGAAAATACCTCTTTACACTCATTTGCAATATCCATATGCTCCTTTTGAGTGCCATGTCCACTTCTAAGTTCGATATAATGCACCCAGGAGCGACAGGAACCAGTCATATAGAGTTTCGTAGGGGTTGCTAAGGGTAGAACAAAACGAGCACACTCCTTAGCGATTCCTTGACGAATTAATTCGTTATATAAATCTTTTGCTGCATAAAAATGCTTTTTAATATTAAGTTCAAGATCTTTTTGAGTTTTCTCAGGAATATCATCAATTGAATTCTGACGATTCTTAAGATCCTGACGACGAAGTTCTGGAAGAGGAATATCTCCCAAATCATTCGTATTAGCATATCTCTGACTAAACTCTTGAAAAGTGAATGATCTATGACGCAATATCTGAGCAGCAAGACCTCTAGTGGTCTCGATCTCTACCGTCATATATGCTTGCTCAAAAACTGACCAATGACCGTGCTTTATGCAATATTTTAGTAAACCAGCTACTTCTGGATTGTCCTGATTCTTCGGATTGCTTACTCTCGCAATGTACCCCATCATCTTCTCTGCTTCTGGGGTCGTCTGAATGAGTTTTACGCTTTTGTTTTTTGGCATACTTCAATCGCTTTTTCATCATTTTAGCATACTCTACATCAGATTGACTATACAGATTCGGATGTTGTTTTGCTATCTTGATAATTTTCTTTGCTGCCTTCTTGTCTTTCATATTTTCCGTAGTACGCTTTAAAATACGATACTAATCCGTTTGTGGTTACCTGTTTGGAACACCAGTCATCAGCACATTCGTAAATAGCACGATTTGTATGTGTACTACCAAAATTCTTTAATAAGATTTTTAGAGTATATTCCCTAATCTGCATATCCATCGTCATCATCATAGAGTTCATAATCTTGCTTTATTGCTGTTGGTTGTTTTGGAACATATGCTTCTTTATCTGAGAAAACTTCTGCTTCCAATTCATTTACCACTTGTTTCAGCATTAAAACCATGCCTTTTAAAACTTGGCGATCCATAGCTTTTAACATAATTTATAAAAAAGAGGGGTTTTACCCCCTCCTTCATCAACTTGTAAGACGGGTTATATCAACTGCAAGGAATTGCCTTGCTTTTAACCTTAATACCACGATACATTAGATCGTGATTACGGTTATGTTGTGCCTCGTCGAGAACCATCTTGCGATAGTCTGCAGAGTCATAGGAGACTCCCCGATAAGTAACTTGTGCCATGTTTTACTCCTGAAGTAGTTGGATTTTTAGGCCCCGTTCCTTCAGTCATGTGCGTCCCAACAACCTGGTTCAGTGTTTGCTTTGATAACTTTTGTTAGTTCTTCTTGAGCATCTTTTGAAAGATAACTGTTAGTTACAGCATTTTCGATGAGATGTTCAGCACCTTGACAGGTAAGAACTAGAGTACCAAAAGCTGCAATGAATGGAGTCATGGGATGAACGCTCCGTTCCGTGACTTACTTGCGACCCTTATGGGTTGAACGATGTGTGCTAATGATAACACACCCATAGTATATAGTCAAGTTCTCACATTTCCTTAATCATATTGTCCCTAGATTCCTTGAGAATATGATAGGCATGTTTGTTGTTTTTAGCAAGTTTTTCTGCCCAGATCATATCTGACAATGGGACATCACGGCCATTTACGATTTCAACGCAAATGTCTATAAGACGCATTCTCTGTGTTGTTGAAAGCATAGTAAATCCTGTGGCTCAAAAAAAATGCGGAGTTTTTTTCCCCGATTAGCGGTAATTAGAGTTCGGTTTTCCCTCAGGAACAGAATCTAAAACTTTTTCCCTTGGAAACCAACCAAGCTCACGCAAGGCAGTAG